CATGCTGACGGGCAAGACACCCAAACCGAGCGGCGCACCGGCTGCGGCGTGCAGAGCCGCCAGGCGCCAGCCGGAGCAAGGCGCCGGAAAGGCGAAAGAAGCGCGCGGTGCCCAGCTGCCGGTTGGTGCCGAAGCTAAGAGTCGGCTATAAATTTTTACATAATATACATTTGATTGCATGACAAGCCTTTGATCTACCGCGGTTTTCCGATGACTCGGGAAACCAGATGCAACAGCACATAGACCAGCAGCACAACCCAGGACCTACTGGGCGGAATGGGCCAGTAGGGCACGCTACGCCGCCCACACGCGCGGCACACGAAGCCCATGTTTCTGGCGTCACGAGCACCTCTGGCCGGCACGCGCGCAAGCCCTGGACCAAGGCCCAGGTAGAAATACTGCGCTGCAACTACCCGTTTCTTCCGACGCATCTTGTCGCGTCAATGTGCGGGCATTCCGAGAAATCGACGTACCAGAAGGCCAGCGTGCTCGGGCTCCACAAGTCCGCCGAGTACCTGACTTCCCCGGAGAGCGGGCGCCTGCATCGCAATGACAACCGGGGCGGGCACAGCCGCTTCAAGCGGGGCAACGTGCCGCACAACAAGGGCCTGCGCAGCCAGGGTGGGCACCGGGGCGCATGGCTGCGACCCAGTTCAAGAAGGGCGACCGGTTGGGTGCGGCCCAGCACAACTACGTACCCATCGGCAGCCTGCGCGTGTCCAAGGATGGCTATCTGGAGCGCAAGGTCACCGATGACCCGTCGTTCGTGCCCAACAGGCGCTGGGTGTCAGTGCACCGGCTTGTGTGGGAGGCGGCACACGGCCCCGTCCCGCAGGCCACGCCGTCGTCTTCCTGCCCGGGCGGCGCACCGCAGACCTTGCGTCCATCACGCTCGACGGCCTGGAGCTTGTCAGCCGCGCAGAGCTGATGCGGCGCAACAGCTACCACACCCGATACCCCAAGGAAGTCGCCCAGCTGATCCAGCTCAAGGGCGCGCTCAACCGAAAGATCAACCGCAGGAGCAGGCAGGCATGAAGAACAAAATGAGCCATGTCCGCGACCACCTGGTCGCGATGCTGGAGCAGCTGGCCGACCCCGATGTCAGGGCCGAGGTCATCGAGCGCGCGCGGGCGACAAGCCTGGTCGCTGGCACCTACATCAACGCGGTCAAGACCGAGATCGACGCGCTGCGCCTGGCAGACGAGATCGGCCGCACCAGCGCGGCGGTCGATGTGCCACCGGCGCTGGAGAGGCCCGCAGCTGGCCGGCTTGTGTCGATCGGCGGGGGGAGGTAGGGCGATGCTCAAGCAGCGCATCAAAGACTGGTATAGGGAGCGCCGCATCAAGCGGCTGGGCTACGCCGCAAATGCCGCGTTCCTGGGTGGAGACAAGGCGACGGCACGCGAGCGATGGCACGCAATGGCAGCCGAGATCGGGAAGCGCAGCAAGGGACAAGTGCGGCGCATGGAGCGCAGATTGTGGGAGCGGATCAAGGATTGGGGGACTCGTGATGGCTATTGAACACTGGTTCCGCTGGTATCACGGCACAGTCAACGACCCGAAGTGGCGGGTGGTCGCTGCTCGCGCATCTGCAGAGATGTCAAACAATGGGGAATGTCACGACATGTCACGGCATGTCACGGTATGTCACGTGCTGTCCGTTTGGTGCGCAATGCTTGAGTGCGCGTCACAGTCAAACCCGCGCGGCATCCTGTCTGGATGGGATGACGAGGACGTCAGCGCCGGTCTTGGCATGCCGGTCGATCAGGTCGTTGCGATCCGGCATGCCATGGCCGGGAAGACGCTCGAAGGAAACGAGCTTTCAGGCTGGAAACGTAGGCAGCCAAAGGCTGAGGACCTTGGCGCGGCTGCTCGAAAGCGCGATCAGAGGCAGCGCGAAAGAGCATCTGCAGGCGGTGTGACATCAAGTGACGATGGCGGGTGTCACGCTATGTCACGGAATGTCACGACAGAGGAGAAGAGAGGAGAAGAGAGGAGAAGAGAGGAGAAGAGAAGAGAAGAGAAAGAGCGTACGCGCCAGCGCGCTCCATCGAAAACCTCACTACCAGAAACCTTTGGAATCTCCGAGCGGGTCCAGGCATGGGCAGCCGAGAAGGGCTACACCCAGCTCGATCAGCACCTCGAATCGTTCAGGGCGAAGGCCCAAGCCAAGGGGTACACCTACGCCGACTGGGACGCCGCGTTCATGGAGGCCATCCGCGAGAACTGGGCCAAGCTTCCGCCCGCTGGCGAAAACGTCATCCCGATGCACGAGCGCCCCGGCGGCGGGAGGAGGGCGCTGTGACCCAGCCCTACGACCACGCCGAGGAAGCCGTGCTGATGGGGATCATGGCGCGCAATTCGGCGCTGCACGACGTGATCACGCTGCTGGCCGCCGACCACTTCACCAGCCCGTTTCGGCAGCGCCTGTGGACCGTGATGCGCGATGCGATCCTGGCCGGCGAGCCTGCCGATGTCGTGACGCTGATCGATGCCATGCCTGCCGATGAGGCCCAGCTCATGGAGCTGGCATCGCTCTCGATCACCGGGAACTCGGTGCAGGTCTACGCCGAGATCGTCCGCGAGAACTGGCGGATGCGAGAGGCGGCAGGAATTGGGCAGCGGCTGCTGATGGGCGCACGAAGCCGTGATGCAGAGGCTGTCGATGAGGCCATCGCCGCGCTCATGTCGCTCAACGTCGAAGCCAGCGAGCATGAGTTCACAGGCCGGCAGATCCTCAACATGGCCTACCAGATCACGGAGGCTGCGTTCCGCAACGGCGGTGTGCTGCCAGGAATCACCACCGGGCTGCATGAGCTGGACGAGATTCTTGGCGGGTGGCACAACTCGGACCTGACCATCGTCGGCGGCCGCCCAGCCATGGGCAAGACCGCCTTCATGCTCGGCCTGGCCGAAGCCGCAGCCGCGTCCGGCAAGCGAGTTGGCATCGTCAGCGCCGAACAGCCGGCAACGCAGATCGGCCTGCGCAGGGCATCGCTTGCCTCCCGCGTCTCGGCCACGGCGATGCGATCGGGAAAGGTGGAGGATGAGGACTGGCAGAAGCTGGCGGTAGGCATCGGCAAGGCCCTTGATCGCCTGATGTGGATCTACGACCGATCCGCCGTGACCCTGGACGAGCTGATCGGCATTGCGCGCAAGTGGAAGCACGCACACGGCATCGAAATCCTGTTCGTGGACTACGCCCAGCGCATCACCGTGCCACGCGTAGACCGCATCACCGAGGTCTCGCTCGTGGCCCGTGGCCTTAAGAATCTGGCGAGAGATCTGGAAATCCCAGTGATCGCATTGGCACAGGTCGTCAAGGGCGTTGACACCCGCACCGACAAGCGCCCGGCATCTGGCGACTTGGCCAACAGCGACGAGCTGACCCGCGAGGCCGACCAGATCCTGATGCTGTACAGGGACGAGGTCTACAACCGCGAGTCCGCGGCACGCGGCATGGCCGAGGTCCTGATCGAGAAGAACCGCCACGGCCCAACCGGGTACAAGACCTTCCGCTTCGTCGGCACGACGATGGCGTTCGAGGACCTTGGCCACCACGACAGACTGGAGCAGGCAGCATGAGCGACACCTTCAACCGCCTCTCGATGGCCTTCTCCCAGCATTGCCCGAAGGCAAACTCAGTTGCTCCGGAAGGGGGTCTAAATCCATGTTTCAGGCCCTCAGCGCCGCGCTGCTGTTGGGCATCCGCTGCGGCCTCTCGGCCTGAACTCGAACTTGTTCAGAAATCGGAAGCCTTACGGGACGCTCGTAAGTCATTGATTCGTAAAGGATTTCCGTTAGGCCGACGGTCCGGTGCCGTAACGTCCCGGTCGGGGCGTAGTCGGATTCAGGGGGTGCAGGGCCACCCCCCCTTCAAACGAGTTAACGAATCTTTAACGCGGCTGAACTATTGGCCCCTCGAAAAATGGGAATGGCTCCAAGGGCAACATGAGGCCCTACAAGGCCGACCACATAGGCGGCCGCACCCATGACCCCAGAAGAATGCGGAACGCTGCCACAGGTCGTCCTGGACGCCTTGGCGGGGCTTCCAAACGGCGACCAACTCCCGCGGCACCGCGAATACCTCATGACCCGCGAAAAACGCTTCGCCCCGGCGATGCGGAAGATCGAGGCCGACGGGCTCCGGCCCGAGGCCCTGGCCGAGCTCTGGCTCTGGCTGGCGCACCTGGTCTTCGATCGGGCCTCGCCGCCGGGCACGACCTGTGCCTCCTACGCCAAGACCACGGGCCGGTTCCTGCTGTGGTGCGCCCGCAACGGCTACGACCACCGCACCGTGCGGATGCAGGAGTTCGACCGCTGGGTGCGCTGGCTGGCCATCGAGTGCCGGAACTCGGCCACCTGGCGCAAGCGGCAGATCCAGTCGCTGCGGAGCTTCTACGACTGGCGCCGGTCGCGCGGCATCGCCGCCACCAACCTGGCGGCCGACCTGCAGGCGCCCAAGCCCAAGATCAAGCCGGCCCGCAAGTACACCGACGACCAGCTGCGCGCCCTGTTCCGGGCCATCGGCCAGTCCACCGAGCTACGCCAGGTGCGCGACAAGTGCGCGGTGCTGCTGCTGCTGGCCACAGGCCTGCGGCGCGAGGAATTGGGCAACCTGCAGATGCACCAGCTGGAGCTGACAGCCCGGCGCGGGGTCGTGCGGGTGATGGGCAAAGGCGCCAAGGAGCGCGACATCCCGTTCGAGGGGCCGGTGGTGGATGCGCTGCATGCCTGGCTCAACAAGCGCGACGGCCTGCCCTACGATTGCGACCCGAATGCCGTGTTCATTTCGACCTTTGGCCAGACCCAGGGCCAGGCGCTGACCGTGCGCGGGTTCGAGGAGATGGTGTCCATCCATGCTCGCGCCGCTGGCCTGCGCGAGTGGGGCATCCATCGATTCCGGGTCACCTTTGCCACCCAGCTGTACGACGACGGTGCGGACATCGAGACCATCCGCCACCTGATGGGCCACGAATCCATCGAAACCACGCGCCGCTACCTGGCCGTGTCCGAACGCGCCCGCCGCACCCGGCTCAGCGCGAACCGCCAGCACCGCGTGCTGGGCACCAAACCGACCGGCGCCCCCCTGTGGGTGCGCCTTGCCACAGGGGGCATGGACAGTGATTGACGGAATCAGCTTCAGCCGGTGCGGGCAGCGTCCCACCACCTTCGAGACCCAGCTCATGCACCACATCCCTCCCGATAATGCCCTGTCGCTGCTGGCCGCGCGGCTGCTGGCCGACCACGGCCCGCAGGAGGGCACCCGTCTGTTCTGCGTGGTCCTGGATGAGCTGCGCGGGGTCAAGCTGTCCGTGCCGCGGCGCGAGATGTTCTTCGCGCGGCTGTGGAAAACCGAGCGCGACGCCCTGATCCAGCAACTGGCCAGTCGCCCGGGCGGTGACTTCACCCAAGCCGACCTGGCCCAGATGTTCGGTCTGTCAAAGCCGCGCATCTCCCAGCTTTTGGGCTCGCCGCTTAACGGCAAATCGTGTTAGACAATCGCCCGTGAAAGACCCAGACCGCCCCCGCCGCAAGTTGTCCGAAGCCGAGATCGAGCAGCGCCGCGCCGCATCGCGCAACAAGCGCACCGTCACCCCGGCGATGCTGGCTGCCAACCGCGAGCGCGCCAAGCTCAGCACCGGCCCCATCACCCCCGAGGGCAAGGCCCGCTCCAGCCGCAACGGCTGGAAGACCGGCCTGCACAGCCGCATCCACAAGCTGCACTTTGACGCCGGCATGGTCTCGCTGCTGGGCGCCAAGGGCAAACCCTGCGTCAGCACCTGCCCCAAGTTTTCCACCTGCACGCTGGTGGCCGACGGCCTCACCAGCCCAGGCGGCGACTGCCTGGACAAGGAGCGATTCGTGCAGGCGTTCGATGCGATCATCGAGGCCGTGCAGGGCGGTGAGATGGCCGGCATGCACGGCCTGATGGCCTCCGAACTTGCCGCCGCGTTGCAGATGCTGCATGACCTGCGCACCACCATGGCAGACCAGGGCCTGGTGATTGGCATCCCCATGATCTCGCCCGAGGGTGAGGTGGTGCGCCGCGCCGATGGCTCTGAGGTCATCGGTAAGTACGTGCCAAACCCCGGCTACCCGCTGATGCTCAAGCAGCTGGAAGTGATGGGGATCAGCCTGCCCGAGATGCTGGTCACCCCGCAGTCCAAGGAGCGCGCCAAGACCGGCAAGCAGCAGACCGATGCGCTGTCCACCATGATGGGCGAGATTGCCGGCCGCGCCGCCGGCATGCGCCCGGCCGCCGTCGGCCTGCCGCACGAAGCGGACGGCGACTGACATGGCCACGCGGCAAAACAAGGCCGGAAGCATGCATCGCCGCATGCTCGATGCCGGCGTGTACGAGCTGGACGAATTCGACGCCTGGATGCAGGCGCGCGGCTGGGCGTGGCAGGGGCTTGAAAACGGCGTCTACGGTGTGAGCATCGCCGATGCCATGGTCCTGTACACGGTCGAGGACCCGGTGCGCTTCTGCGAGACCTTCATGAAACGGCATGACGGATCGCCATTTCGATTCTTCGATTATCAGCGCGAAAGCATCCGCACTTGGAGGCAGGATGTCGTGCATGCCGATGCGGCCGAGTGCGGTAAGACTCAGGAGGTCACAGCTCTCCTTCTTTGGGGTCACATTACCGGATTCGGCTTTCAAATCAAGGCCCCAACATCGCTGGTGGCCGCGCCGCAGCAGATCTTCCTCAACGAGATCATCGATGCCATCGAGCGGCAGATCGGCGTGTTCAAGGCCATGGAGGGCGAGAGCATCCTCAAGGATGCATGGATCGAGCCGCGGCGCACTCCACACACCCAACTGCGCCTGCGCAGCTGGGTAGCCGGCGGCAAGCCGGCGCTGTCCACGATCGACTTTCGCCCATCTGGCCATGACGGCAGCGCCTTCCGCGGCGTGCACTCGACCGCGCTGGTGATGGTGGACGAGGCCGCAAAATGAAGGCCCAGGTGCAGTGGACCGAGCTGTATCGCGCGCGCATGCCAGGCTGCAAGAGCCGCTTCTACTCGGTGCCCGATGGCGACCGCAGCACCGAGTTCTACCGCCTCTCGCAAGCGGCGGTGATCGACCTGCCCGAGGACCAGCCTGGCTTCCGCAAGTTCCACTGGTCAAAGCCACTGATGCCGCCGCCGTTCTGGTCGGAGGAACGCGACCGCGAGTTCGTGCGCCTGTACGGCGGCCGCAACACCCCCGGCTACCAGCGCAACGTGATGGGCGAGTGGGGTGATGCGGAGAACCCGGTCTGGCCGTGGTCACAGCTGCTGCCAAACATCGTGGACCTGCCGGATTTCCGCGTCATCAAGCTGATCGCCGACACCGAGGCCGATGTGCTGTCCATCGAGGTCATGGCCTGCACCATGTCCATCCACGACGGCCGCAAGACCGGCAACTACACCTGGCTGCAGGATGGCGCCATCCCCCTGCAGCCGCTGCTGCGCGGCGGTGACGACCAGCGCCGGCAGGCCATGCTGGACATCCTGCGCCCGCACCTGACGCCGCAGAGCATGGGCGTGTTCTACGCCGGCGCCGACCTGGGCGAGCGCGCCGACCCCACCGCCATCTACCTGAGCGAGCAGGTCGGCCAGACCCTCATCGACCGCGTGCGCGTGCATGCCCAGGGCTTTCCATATCACCTGCAAGAGGAACTGGTAGCAGCGCTGGATGGCATCTACGGGCGCCTGCCGATGTGGGGCGTGGACATGGGCTCGGCGGGCACCACGGTGGTCAAGGATTTGATCAACGTGGACCGCTTTGCGCAGTGTCACTTCGAGGACCGGCTGGTGGGGTTCCATTTCCAGCAGAACGTGGACTGCATGGGCGAGGACGGCGAGCTGCTGGAACAGGAAGACCCGCAAACCGGCGCAACCCACGTGGCCGTGGCCCCGGCCAAGCACTGGGCCAGCCAGTGCATCAGCGCCCGCCTGCAGGCGGGCGGCTATGCCATGGCCTACGACACCGACGCCCTCAACGACATGGTCACCCAGACCGCACGCGAGGGCGCGCGCTTCCCCATCTACTCCAAGCAGCGCGACCACATCCCCGATGCCCGCCGCCAGCAGATGCTGATCCGCCTGCACGCCCTGCGCGCCGAAGGCAGCGGACATGACCTGTTCGTCTCGGGAACCTCAGAAAGGCACGCCGCGTGAACCGCTTGCGCCCATCGCCACAGCCAAAGGACCTCCGCCCGTGAACCTGCACCCTCTCGATCCGCGCGGCTGGTTTGGGCGCAAGGATGGCACTGGATTCAACCCGCAACCAAGGGCGGCATGCCTGGCCGCCGCCCAGCGCCAGTCCAGCCCGATGGGCGCATGGTCCGGCGTGATCGGCCAGTGGCAGCCGCGCGCTCGCTCGCCCTACCTGCTGGAGGCCCTGCGCGAGGCGATCCCCATCCTGGACGGCGGCATCAACCGGCTGGTGACACTTGACGGCATCCTCACAGTCGAGGGCGACAACGACGCGCTGGTGCAGGAGATCGACACCTGGATGCGCAACGTGCCTGTCAACGACCTGGAGTGCGGCTACCAGGCCTTTTACGCCGGGCAGGGTGCCGAGCACTACGAGCAGGGCGTGGGCCTGGGCGAGTTCGTCTACGACCGCCGCGGGCGCGATGTGATCGGCCTGCGCGTGGCCGACAGCAAGGGCCTGGCATTTGTGCGCGAGACTGACCGGCTGCGCGTGTTCTACCGCACGCCGGAGGCCACCCGCGACCTGCGCCCCGATGGCCTTGGCGCGGTGGAGCAGTTGCTGTCTGGCACCACCCGCGGAGATACCGTCAGCGGCCTGCGCAGTGAGGGATTTGTTGAGCTGGACGCGCGCCAGTGCAGCTTTGCCCTGCATCGGCCGGAGGCCGACGACCCCTACGGGGTCAGCATCCTGCGCAGCATGCCGTTTGTCGCGCAGATCCTGCTGAAGATGGAAAACGCCGCCGGCCGCGCCTGGGAGCGCTTTGGCGACCCCAGCTTCCACGTCCACTACGGCACGAAGAACCGCAAGGTGGACGCAGCCGAGGCCGACCGTCGCGCCCGCGCCATCGCCGCCGACCTGGCCAAGGCCCTGCAGGCCAAGGCGCGCGGCAACAGTGTGGACCTGAGCACGGCGGCGGCTATGGACGATGAGATCACCATCGGGGTGATCGGCGCCAACGGCACGGCGCTGGAAATCGAGGCCCCGGCCCGGCACATCCTGGAGCAGATCGTGGCCGGCTTTGGCCTGCCGGGCTGGATGCTGGGCGTGACATGGAGCCAGGCGGCCGGCATCGGCGAGCAGCAATCGGTGATCGTGCTGCAGGAGGCTCAGACGCGCTTCGAGCTGCGCGAGCCGCAGCTGCGCCGTCCGGTGGAGGCCATGCTGCGCGCCCGCGGCCGCAGCTGGAAAAATGGGGACTGGAAGCTGGTGCAGGTCACGCCCAACCTGATGGACATCCAGAAGCGTGCCCAGGCCGACTTCCTGGCCGCGCAGACGGCTATGATGCTGGGCCAGACCAGCCAGCCATTGCCCAGCCCGCGCGGCGTGGACAATGGCCTGCGCGCCAGCCGCGGCGCGCCACGGCGCAAGTCCGGTTCCAAGGCCGGTGGAGACGATGAGGAAGATGGCGGGGAAAGCTGGGCGCAGCGTGATCCTGCGCTTCCCAGGCTTGAATCCGCCACCATTGACAGGCTGCTGGGCCGCTGGGTCGAACTGCGCGATGACGTGTTCGACGAGCTTGGCCTTGATGGCATGGCCGATGACGACTTCCGCTTCGACCAGGACCTCACCGCATCACTGGCCGCACGTGGCAATGCCGCGCAGTCCTCGATGACCAAGACCCTTGTGGGGGCCCAGCAAAGCGCATGGGAGCGTGGGATCGCAAACGCGGGGCTCGAAGTATCCGCAGATTTTGGCGATGCGCTGGTGCGCGCGGCCATCGCCGCCGCCCGCGAGCGCATCCGCACCGTCTACGCGACCAGCGGGCTGGAGCTGGTCAGGTCTGGCATCGCCCGCGAGTACCAGACACGCATCGTTGCAGCGCTCACCTCCGGCGAGTTCGACGGCCAGAACCCAGTCAATGTGGCCGCCGCGCTGCGCGCAAGATTCGCCGCCGGCAACTACAACTGGGAGCGCCTGGCCAGGACCGAGATTTCGATGGCGCAGTCTGAAGGCAAGCTCGACCTGCTGCGGCAGCAGGGCGTCACCCGCTATGATTACGAGACCGCCAACGATGCCCTGGTCTCGCGCATCTGCCGCACCCTGGCCGCTGCCGGCCCATACCTGGTGGCAGATCCTGCATCACCGATACCGGGCCGCGACAGCCACCCCCAGTGCCGCTGCACCATCATGCCAAGGGATTGATCAGCCCTCGCCCCACATCTCGGCCAGCAGCGCAAGGCCCTCGCTCTGTCGCTGCCGAAGCAGCACGGCCACGTCGGCCCACACCCCGGCCGGAATGCTGCGCTCGCCCTGCATCCAGGCCCGCACGCGGCGGTCATTGATGGACAGCTCTCGGGCCAGGTCTGTTTGCCAGCGCTCTCCGTACAGCAGCCGTCCAGCGCGTGCGAGGTGCTCAGGGCCAAGATGCCTGGACCTGTCCAGCGCGGCCATGTAGTGATACCAGCCAGTCCAGAATGCGCCCTGGTCTTCGATGGGCGTTCCGCCTGGTGGATCTGTCATTTCAACCGGCAATGCATTTGTCAGGCGTGCGATCTCATCTGCGTGGCTGCGACGACGCTGTTTGACGAGCAGCGCAAACCCTGTTGCAGGCTTTGCAAGCAGCGTGTCCAGTAGCTTTGGAGGGATATCTCCGTTTTGATAGATCGCCCGGGCGAGCTGCCCGAGCGTGTACATGGTCGCCGAAAGAGTGGTCATTGCTCAGGCTCCGGCCATGGCCTTGACGGCCTGCATGTCACCCAGCGTGATGCCGGCCTCGGCTTCGATCTTTGGCAGGTTGCGCATGTCGATATTGCCGTCCTTGTTGGTGTACTTCGCCAGCGCGGCATTCCAAGCGGCACGGATCTGCGGCCAGCGAGCGGCGTAGTCAGCCAGCTGGGACTCGCGCAAGCGACGGCAGGCATCCTCGATCTTGGCGTCATAAGGGTTGAAGCCGTAGCCGCCATCGTTATGGGTATTGCGGTACGCGCGGGCCCTTGCAGTCAAGTCGGCCAGCTCGGCCTTGATGGAGGTGATGCTGTTGTTGGTGGTGGTGGTCATGGTCGGCTCCTCAGCCTGTGTGGGCGGCCCCGATGGCCATCCCATGTGCGTAGAGTGATCCTAATTTTAGGATCAGTCAAGAGAGTGGAGTGAGAAATCTTGAATTTGCCGACGAACGGTCACCCATGCGCTGCCACCGCGCGATAAGCGCTGGTGACGACATTAAACCCAAAGTCTGGAAGGCTCGTGCCGTGTTGAAGTGCCCCCGCGTGTGCGTGGGCCGCCGCCGGAGCGAGCATGACCACCAAGACCGCAGAAGACCTGGCCGAAATCCAGAACCTCACAATCCCCGAGCTGGGCGATGCGCTGGTGCATCTGGATGCGCAGGACCTGGCCGCGCTCAAGGCGCTGGAGCAGGGCTCCGGCAAGCCGCGTGCCAAGGCGCTCGATGCCATCGATCGCGGCCGCCGCCAGGCTGCCGCCGGCGCAGGCCCAG